GGCGGTGAAATGACAGGACAAGCATTAGCTGCTGGCGGTTCTATTGTTGAAAAAGTTAAAGCTGGCGATTACATGGGTGCGGGTAATGCAGCTGCAAAATCAGCTGCAGGTAATGTCCTCAAGGGTGTATCATCATTAGCTGGTGAAAATACAGGTCAAGCACTATTTACTGCGGCTACAGGCACAGTTCAAAATCCTATGCTTGAAATGATTTACAAGTCACCAAACTTCCGTCAATTTCAATTTGATTTTACATTTTATCCAAGAGATGAGAAAGAAGCACTAGAGGTTCAAAAGATTATTGAAAGACTTCGTTTCCATCAAGCACCAGAATTAGCAAGCGCACAAGGTTTCTTGATACCGCCATCTGAATTTGATATTAAATTCTATTATGGTTCTTCACAAAACCCAAATATACCACCAATTGCAACTTGTGTGTTAACCACAATTGATGTGAATTATGCACCTAATGGTTTTTCAGCTTATGAAGTTCCTGGTGAAAGCAATCCAGCTTTAGGTAGAACTGGTATGCCGGTTGCAATTCAAGTGCAATTACAATTTCAAGAAACAACTTACCTTACTAAAGCAGATTTTAGAAACGATAGACCTAAATCTGAAATGATGAGAAAATAATATGGCAAAGTTTTTTAATTACTATCCAAAAACATTTTATACAAGTAATACGAAATCAAGCGGTCTTGATTCTGTTACGAATATCATATCAAGGTTTGGTTTTGAAAAAGAGTTAAAAAATAACTCATCAGCTTTTTACAAATATCAAATTAAAGATTCTGATACGCCTGAAATTATTGCTTCAAAATACTATGATAATCCAGAAAGACATTGGATAGTTTTATTGTTTAATGATATTATTGATCCTCAATATGATTGGCCTTTAGAGAACAACACCCTTATAGAATTTATTAATACAAAATATACCGCCAACGGTGCAGCTAACACCACACCGGTTTCAGGTATTCAATGGGCACAAAGCACAAATAATACAAAAGCCTATTATAAGATTATCACAAGAACAGCATCTGATAGCACACAAATTGAAGAGAGGTTTCAAGTAGATGCTAACACTTATGCGAATGTTGCAGCCTCATCAACATCTTATACTTTAGATAGTGGTGCAACCGTTACTGAAACTATTTCAAAAGAAAAACAAACCTATTATGATTATGAAGTAGAAGTGAATGAATCTAAACGAGAAATTAAATTATTAAAAACAGAATTTGTTCCAGAAGTAGAAAAAGAATTCAAACGAGTTATTAAATTATGAGTGACTTAAAAGTCAAAAAGTCCACACAGTTTTTCATACATGAATTAACTTTAGTGACTAAAGCTGGTCCTGTTGACATTCAAAAGATATTTGAAGAACTGAATATTTACGATTCAATGTTTTTACCAGTAATGTCTGGTAATATTCTTATTCGTGATTCAAATGGCCTTTCAGGTAAACTCTTGTTTGATGGCTCAGAATCATTGCTGATTGATGTATCAAAAGATGAGAATTCTGATATTGGTAAGTTTCGTAAAGCATTTCGTGTTTATAAACAATCTGACCGTAAAAATGAAAATCAAAATAGTGAAACCTTTATTCTACATTTTGTTTCTGACGAACTCATGTTTTCAGACCAACAAAGAGTTAATCAAAACTTTGATTTAACATATTCGCAGATTGTTGAAAAGATACTATTTAATTATTTGAAAGTGCCACAAAATAATATTGGCGGTTTATATGAACCAACAAGTGGTGTTCGTAATGTTGTTATACCAAATTTAAGACCGTTAGATGCTATTGAATGGTGCGCCAAAAGAGCATTAGATAAACAAAATTCACCTAACTATGTTTTCTTTCAGAACCTAGTTGGATATAATTTTGTTTCATTATCAACGCTTCTAACACAGGATGATATATTAGATGTTAAATTTGAACCAAAGAACCAATCTAATAAAACATCTTTAGAAGAAATTAGTTCAGCTCGTCATCTTGAGGTGATTGCACAAAACGATTCTATTGAAAAAACAAGAAGTGGTGTTAATGCAGGTAAGTTTATGGGCTTTGACCCGATGACACGAACATTTGAAAAAAAGAATATTAGTTATGGTGACCACTTCTTAAATATGAAACACGGTAATGATAATCCGAATATAACGACAATGCAAAATCGTGATGGTCAAAAGAATGTTGAAGCATTTGATTCTAAAAAAGTTGTTAGTTTATTTGGTGCAGCTCGTCAATTAAGTAATTATATTAAACAATCTGACCCAACTTCATTAAGTAAAGTAGAATCACAAGAAAACTTTATATTTCAAAGAAAAGCTATATTGACTAACCTTATGGCTAAAAGAGTGAAACTTGTTATGCCTGGTAATTTTCAATTAACTTCAGGCTTCAATATTAACTTAACTGCACCAACATTTGGATTAAAAGAAAAAGGCGACACAAACGAAGACAAGAGTTTAAGTGGTAAATATGTGATTGTAGCTTCAAGGCACATTATTGGTTTTGATAAACACGAAACAATAATTGAAGTAGCTTCAAGTTCCAATAGTAACGATTTCATTCCTGCTGATAACCCATTACAAACAAGAGCGATGTTAGAATATTAATATGCAATATAACGAAGATACAAAAGATTTTGCTGGTAAAAACGGATTCATTTGGTGGGTCGGTGTGGTTGAAGATAGACAAGACCCATTAAAACTTGGCCGTTGTCGTGTAAGATGTATGGGTTGGCATGCAGATAATAAAATGCAACTACCGACTGAAAATCTACCATGGGCTATGCCTAGTCTTCCTGTAAATAATCCTCATCCGTATGCACCAAAAGAAGGTGATATGGTTTTTGGATTCTTTGTTGATGGTGAGAACGCACAAGAACCTGTTATCATTGGAGTGTTTCCAAGTATCCCATTGAAAGCGGGTAATCCGCAAGAAGCTTATTCAGACCCAAGAACAGGCGAAGCTCTCACTTCAGCGCCAGTTAAACCAAATGAAACACAAACGGTTTACCCAAGAAAACTTGACGAACCAACAACTTCACGCTTGGCAAGAAACGAAACCATAGATGATTCTATTGTATCACAAAAAAAGGCAAAGAAAGCCTCACGGGTAGAACCAGAGCCATATTACAATGCCACTTACCCATATAATAATGTATATGAGAGTGAATCAGGACACGCCCTAGAGTTTGATGACACGAAAGACAATGAAAGAATACACTTGTACCATCGGTCAGGTTCATATGTTGAATGGGGACCTGCTGGAGACCGTGCTGAACGCATCCAAAAAGACAAGTTTAGTGTGATTGTTGGTAACGATTCAGTTTATGTTCAAGGTAATGTTAATTTGTATGTGGACGGTAATGTAAATTGGAAAGTTGCCGGTGATTTCAATCTTACCGTAGGTGGTGCATTTAACGCAAGTGTGGGCAATAAAACTGAAACTATTAAAGGTGATTCTAATATAAGACATAATGGCAACTATCATCGTTGGATTGGCGGTAACTTCTATGAAAGAAGACAATCTGGCAGAACGGACTTCTCATGTCCCGGTGATACAAGAACCGGCGGAACAGATTGCTCGGATGTTAATTCCGCTTCCGAGGTAGAATAAATAGAACATGGCTACAGTAGATATAGATAACGCAAGGGCTTTCAAAGATTTGGATTTGAATTTCACTATTCATCCAGTTAAGAAAGACATCAATACGCATAAGAATGAATATGCGATTATTAATGCAGTTAAGAATTTAATCTTAACAAATCATTATGAACGACCATTTCAACCAGAAATTGGTAGTAATATACGCCGTCTTTTGTTTGAAAATGTAGATGCTGTAACTGGCGCACAAATTGAAAGAGAAATCATTGAGACCATAGATAACTTTGAGCCTCGTGTTCAAACATCTAAAGTGACCGTAGTGGCGGATCCAGATAATAATGGTTTCAAAGTAGAATTAGAATTCTTTGTGATTAACAATCCAAACCCACTAACAATTAATTTTTTCCTAGAGCGAATTAGATAAAATGGCAGACCGTTTAAGAATATCAGAACTTGATTTTGATACAATCAAGACAAATCTAAAAACATTTCTGAATCAACAAGCAGAATTCACCGACTATGATTTTGATGGAGCTGGTTTGAATGTTCTTTTAGATATACTAGCATATAACACCCATTATAATGCTTACTATCTTAATATGGTCGCTAATGAATCTTTCTTGGATACAGCGTTATTAAGAGATTCAGCTGTATCACATGCTAAAACATTAAATTATGTTCCTCATTCAACACGAGCTCCAGTAGCCGTTATTGATTTTTCAGTAGAATCAAATACAACTACTTCAGCCACCATGACATTGAATGAAGGATTTTCATTCTTATCTAATCAAATTGATTCTAAATCTTATAACTTTGTGGTATTAAATGATGTAACTGTAACAAAATCAAACACGGAATTTGTATTTGAAAACCTTGAAATCTATGAAGGTCAACTTGTTACCTATAATTTCACACATAATGCAGCTACAAATCCAAAACAAATATTTACATTACCTGATGCTAATATAGACACAACCACATTAAAAGTAACTGTTGCACCAAGTGTGGGTAATACATCAACTTCAGTTTATAATAAAGTGACAGAGATATTAGATGTTGATGCTTCATCTGAAATATTTTTCTTACAAGAAGAACGAAGTGGAAAATACCAAATTTATTTTGGTAATGATGTTGTTGGTAAATCTTTACCCGATGGTGCATCTGTGACAACAACATATTTACTCACTAATGGAACAGCCGCAAATAAAGCAAATAATTTTGTAGCAACAGCCACATTAACCGATTCATTAGGTAATTCACAAACAAACTTTACAATTACACCTGTGAGTGCAGCTGCTGGTGGAGCTGACCGTGAATCTGTGGATGATATTAAGTTTTCAGCTTCAGCACAATTCTCAACACAAAATCGTTTGGTCACATTCAAAGATTATGAATCATACATTCTAAACAATTATCCAAACCTTGATTCTGTTTCTGTTTGGGGTGGCGAAGAAAATATTCCTCCAGTTTATGGCAAAGTATTTGTATCATTAAAACCATCAGCAAATTATTTCATATCTGAAACGGAAAAACAAAGAATTATTGATGAAATCATTTCACCAAAATCTATCGTAGCGGTTCAAACTGAAATATTGGATCCAGAATATCTTTATCTTATTGTTGAAAGTACCGTTCAATATGATACTAAAAAAACAACCAATTCTGAAACCGCTATCAAGCAAGCTGTTCGTAACGCTATTTTAACTTATCGTGACCGAGAATTAAATAAATTTGATGCTCGCTTTATTCTTTCTAAACTACAAGATGATATTGATGGAACAGACACGAATGCTATTCTTGGTTCAGAAACGATTGCTCGTGTGCAAAAAAGATTTCAACCGAATCTTGGTGTAAGTCAAGCCTATACAGTTAATTTTAATGTGCCATTACATCGTGGTACTATTTCAAATAAATTAGTATCAACGGAATTTGTGGTAAATGATACAAACGGCATAGCAAGAACAGTTACTTTTGAAGAAATACCGCAATCATATTCAGGTATATCTTCAATTTCTATATCAAATCCTGGTACAGGTTATACTACTACACCAACAGTTACAATTACTGGTGACGGTTTAGGTGCTACTGCTACCGCTACAATTGTTAATGGTTCAATTCAAAGTATTGAAGTAACTAATCGTGGTATTGATTACACTCGTGCTATTGTTACAATATCTGGTGGTAATGGATACGGTGCAACTGCAACGGCCGTGATTGATGCAAGAACTGGTGCATTAAGAACCATTTACTACGATACTAATGCTGAAAGACAAATTGTTGATTCAACAGCTGGTACAATTGATTATGATACCGGTGTGATTACTGTTAATGACATCAATATTCGTTCACTAGATACTGATGATGGTTTGATTCGTTTATCTATTGAATCAGAAAAAGGAATTATACAATCGGTTCGTAATACAATCATTACGATTGATGAAGACGATCCTACATCTATTGTAACAACACTTGAAGTTATTTAATGTCTGACTTAAAAACCTCACTACTTGTTAATCGCCAAGTTCCAGAGTTTATTCGGGAAGAATATCCCCTATTCATTACATTTTTGGAAGCTTACTATGAATACCTTGAAACAAAACAAGGTTCTGAACTTAATGATTTAACAGCTAAAGCAAAAGATTTAAGATACCTCTCCGATGTGGATTCATCTATTGATGATTTTGAATCTAACTTCTTTAACAGTTATGCTTCACTCATACCAAAAGATGTTCAGGTTGACAAAGCTTTCCTTATTAAAAATGTTTTACCTTTATACTTGTCAAAAGGTTCAGAAGGCGCATTTAAGTTATTATTCAGAATGCTCTTTAATGATGAGGTTGAAGTTCTTCTACCAAAAAATAATGTATTAAGAGCTTCAGATGGTAAATGGACAATTGATAATGTTCTTCGTATTGAAACCGATATACGAAGTATCTATATTGCCAAAGGTAATAATTCTGTCAATGCTGTTGCTTCAGGTAACACCACATTCTTATTAGCTCAGCAACCAACTAATGGTGACATTTCAGTTTATGTAAATGATATATTAAAAACTGAATTAACTGATTATTACTTCCGTAAAGAAACTAAAAAACTCATATTCTATACAGCACCTTCAGCTAATTCTGAAGTTAAAATAGTTTATTCTGATTTTAATATTGAGTTACTGAATAATCGTAAAGTAACAGGTGTTACTTCTGGTGCTACGGCGCTAAT